CGAGATGCGTAACAGGTTGGGCTTGAACGGGGGCTCGTCTTTTTAGACGTCCCACTTCCCGACTTCGACAGTTGGCAGAAATGGTATGAGAATTTCTACCCAGATATGAGATATCTGTTTAAAGTCGGGGCTGAAGTGGGACAAAATGAACTGTGGAAAAAGTTCTTCAACGGAGGGAATGTACAAGCGTTAGGTGGAGCGGTGAGACACAAGGCGATGGGTGGGGATAGAATTCAAAACTCTAGCTTCGCCGCATTTTGCGCAGAGCAGGGCGTGGCTGATGAGAAAGTCAACGCCTTCAATCGAGTGGTTCGAAGTTACGAAAGTGGCTATAAGTCTGCTGCGAAGTATGACAAACCGGCTTTTCGGCCGGTCGATCCACACATCTTCAAGATGGTGAAGGAATGGGCTGTGAAGCACTTTCACCCATACATGGGAGGATCTCGTGTGTGTTCGTATGAGGAAGTCATACCGGAGATGAACAGATCAACTTCAAGCGGGTACCCGCACAACATTGTTTTCAAGACTAAAGGTGAGTTTTTTGACAGCGATGTGTGTGGGCCGCTCACACAAGCTTACTGGGACGAGCTTTTGGAGTTGGAACCATTGCACGTCCCCATCTGGACGTGCACACAAAAGGACGAATTGCGTTCGAAGGAGAAGCTGGAGAGTGGTAGCATCAGAACTTTTTTAATGTCGCCAGTGGAGCACTCGCTAGCCTGCAATAGGATCTGCCTGGATATGAATGGTAGATTTTACCAGTCTGCTAATAAGACTTGGTCGTTCGTAGGAGGGTCCAAATACGCCGGAGGGTTTCAAGCGCTGTTTGAGAGGCTATCTAAACACGGAAATGGGTTTGCCTTGGATGCTAAGGACTATGATTCGTCGCTTCTGCGATGTTTTATGGAGGCAATGGTCGATATAAGATGGGAGTTTCTGCGTCAGGAAGATAAGACGTTGAAAAATCGTAAGCGCTTGGAGGCGTTGTATGATTCGATCATAAACTCATGTATTGTTCTCGAAG